TGTAGGTACCGGTCGCCGTGTTGGACAGTGCGACGGTCGTGGTGGTGGTGTCGGGTTGCGTGACGGTGCAGGTCACGGCGGTGGCGTTGGCCAACACCCCGGCGGAGGTGCGGACATGGCCGGTCAGTGTCGCAACGTCGCCCACGTCGACGTAGGTCACGAGCTGCCCACAGTCACGGTGCCGGTGATGGTCCCGGCGGACGGGCCGTCGTCGTAGAGGAGTAGCCCGTAGTCATACGGGGTGCCCGCGTCGTCGTAGGTGACGGGCATCAGAACGCTTCTTCCGCCGCGGCGCGCAGTGTGACGACCTGTTCGACGTCTTTGGCGGACACCTTCACGTCGGCGAGGACAGCCTCGAACTTGGCGACGTCCTCACCTTTGCCCACCCGGTCCGCGACTACGACCGCTACCGCGTCGGCGATGCTGTCCGGTTGCTGATCGGGTGCGAGCGCGGCCACCTTCGCGGCGGGCAGAATCCCGTCCACCACCATTGCGGTGACCTGTTCCATAGTCGCCGGGACACCGGACGGAATCAGTGGGTCTGCGTCAATGATGAAGTCGCTCATGCTGGGATGCTCCCTACAGCGGTGCCGGGCAAACTAGTAGGCCATGCGTCGGATGTTGTCCAGGTAGATTGGACGAACCAGGTCGCGCCGGGGGTAGTGCCAGCTCTGTCGACGTCAAGATTCCCACCGGAACCGACTTGGAGTAGCCGTGTCAGATACCCCGGCGCTTGAATTCCTTGCCCAGTGCTGCGATCGGGCCTGAATCCTGCGGGAATCGTCCCGACTGTATCCGCGGAGGCGCTCGCGGAATCAAGCCAAAGGTTCAGCGAGACAACGTTTCCTACACGCCGAATGTGGTTGTATCCCCCGTATATTGCCCACGCGTTTGCCACGGTTACGGCTGTGTCACGGAGTCCCGTGTCCCCGTACGTCATCTGCCAACGGGCATTGTTTGCATCCCACTGGAACAGGCGACGACCAACAGACTCGTCGGTGTAGAAACCAAGATCGGTAATTGGTGTGCCTGGTAGCGACCACTGTCCGCCAGCACCGAAATGGACGGAAAGATTGTCAAAATATGTGATGTCGCCATCAACCCCGTCGTTGCGATAGAGCATGACCCACATAAACGCTGCGTCCGCAGGAGCGACGAAAGTTGCGTCTGCCGCGTGCCACGAGGCCGACTGTGTAGCGACAGATTGAACGGTGCTACTGGTGGCCGATTGGGTCTGATTTGCCTGATACCAGAATGCGCGGTAAGCCCATGTGTCTGCCCCGGCCTTGTTCATCGCCTTGACGGTTATCGTGCTGCCAGGGGTGACGGCAAACCAGTTGTTGGCTGCCGTGCCGGAAATCTCAATGTAGTTGGTGCTTGCGCCATTCCACGTCACCTTAAGTGACTTGGTGCCAGACACAGCCTCATCCGTGGATGAGACGAAGGTCGGCGACCCTCCTTGGTCAACAAATCCGGTCGTGTTTCCGAGTGTGTCCGTGCCGGTCGCCTGGTTTGCTGTCAGCAGGTTGCCGACAGCAGTCTTCGCAACAGCATCATCAGCGATCTGCGCAACGGTGAACGCTGTCGTAGCAACCTGCGTCGTGTTCGTGTCCACCGCGGCGGTAGGGGCCGTCGGCACCCCGGTCAGTGTCGGCGATGCTAGTGGGGCTTTCAACCCGAGATCGGAAGTCAGATCGGTGACCTGCGATTGGGCTAGCGTCACCTCATCGGACCCGCCGGACTGGTGGCTGGTCTTGTGCGCGGTAGGTGTCCGGGCATCGGACAGGCGCGCGTCAGCGGTAACAACGGCGGTGCCAGTGATTTGCGCCGGGGCTAGCACGACAGCATCGGAGCCGCCAGACTCGTGCGACGCCTTATGCGCAGTCGGGGTGCGGGCATCCGACAGGCGACTATCAGAGCCTTTCACTGCCTGACCTGACGTGGCATCACCGCTAGCCGGGACGTCCACCACGGCCGCAGTACCCAGGCCGAGCAGCGTTTTACCCTCGGCCACGGTCAGCGCCGCAATGTTCCCACCAGTCTTACGTCCTAGCAGCGTCTGCTCTGCGACAGTGACCGCGGCAGGGGTGTCGTCGATGGTGGCGGCGAGGACGCTGTGCGCGTCGTAGGTCGCCTTCGACACGGCAGCGTCGGCGGTGGCCTGCGCTGTGACAGCCTTACCGTCAGCGGTGGCAGCATCAGCCAGCGCAGTCGTAGCGTCGGCCTGGGCGTCCGCCGTGGCGGACTCCGCGGCGGTGAACCGTGCCGCGACCGTGGCCGCAGACCCGGACGGGGTGGTGCCCAGTTCGGTCTGTACCGCTTCGACCGCGTCGGAGGTCGCATTGTGCAGGGCGGCGTGCCCGTCGGATAGCGGATCGGTGCCGTCGGGCCGCACCAGTGCGTCTACGGCGCCCGGATATGTCGAGGCCATTAGACGGACTTCCTGGTCTGCTTGCCGACCGGGGTCCGCTTCGCCTCAGGTGCGGCAGCGCGGGCCTTACCCGCCCCGGTGTGCGCGTCGATCTGCACCTGGACCTCGGCTGCCCGGTCGGTCAGACCGCGCGCCTCGTAGCCGGCCTTCTCCGCTTGTAGTGCGTCCACGATGGTCACGGGCTCCTCCTTGGATGGTTGGCGGTGGTGGTGGTGGTGGTGGTGGTGGTGGTGGCGACCCCGGCAGGACTGATCGACCCGCCGGGGTCGCCACGATCAACTAGCGGCTACCAGGTCGGGGCTACGACTCCGGTACCGGAGATGACCGAAATCGACTTCGGTGCCCTGGCGGACATCAGCGCCGCGTAGGTGTAGACGCGGAACACGATCTGGCCCGTCTTCGCCTCCGTCTCGCGGAACGCCTCGGACCGAATAGCCCCCTCGTACAGGGTGATGTCCGGGGACCGGGTGAAGATGATCCGGTCCTCGGTGCCACCACCAAGAGTCGTCGGGATGTTCGGGTCCAAGAACACGGGCAGGTTGAGTCCGCGGATCTTGCCCGCCAACCCTTCCGGCACGTTCCCGTCGGTGGTGCCCAGCAGCGGAATTGACGACGCCAGGTCATCGGAGACGTACGGGCGGTTGTTGGCGTCGAGCGCGGCCTCGAACCACGCCCACCGGTCCGGGTGCATGAACACATGCGTCGCGGGCAGGTACCGGCCCTTGTGGATCTGGCGCTTCGCGTCGACGATCTTCGGCCAAATCTCCGGCACCGTCGGCGACGCGTCGGTGTAGGTGACGGCGTTGATTCCGGTGACGTTGAGCAGCCCCCGCTTATTCGCCGCGTTGTTGTTGATCACGAACGTGTCCAGCACCTTCGCGTACTCGGCGGCCAAGTCCTGCAGAATCACGGACTCGATGTTGATCGGGGATTGCTCCACCAGCTGGATGGAGGCCCGCTGGATGCCGCCGAGGGTGGTGACTGCGGCAGTAGTCGAACTGGACGTCAGATCGGTCTGTGAGAACGCCGAACCTTGGGTCTGCTCAGCGACGGACGACCCTCCGGTGACGAGCGGCAGACTGATCGAGTCAGTACCGGCGGGCAAGCTCTCCCGGCGGATCTGGTCGGCGATGACCCGGCCAGGCCGCGCCAACTTCTCAAACTCGTTGACCAGCCAGATCGGTGGCACGAACTCGCCGATGGCACCGTCGGTGCCGGTGACACCGTCGGCGGCGCGCACAGCATGCACCTCGGCGTCGTTGCGGACCAGGCGCTCGGTGGCATCCCGGCGGCCGTACGTCTGGGACATCCACAGGTCGCGGAAGTAGGAATGCTCCCCGCCGCGGCGGTACGTTTCCGGTTCGGCACCGACCGTGACGCTGGAGACGCGGGTCGGGGTGATGCGGGCTGCGAGCTCGGCCGCGACATTGTCGCGGGCCAGTTCGCCCTCGAGCTCGGCGACGCGGGCGGTGGCCGCCTCGATCTGCGGGTCGAGTGCGTCGCGCGCCGAGATGACCTCGGTGACGGACGACTCGGTGATGGCGGCGTCGGTGCCGAGCTGGTCGCGCATGGTGGCGATTGCGGTGGTGCGGCTGGCCCGTTCGGCGAGCAGCGTGGACAGGGATTCCCGCGCCGAGGCGAGGAGTTGGTCTAGCGTCATGGTCGTTTCCTTCCGGTGTGTGCTGGGTTGGCGTGTTGGGCACGCACCTCTGGGCTGGCCGCGGCGAGCGAGGGCACGATGGTGACCCGCACCCGCGGAGGCGGGCCGGGAACTTGTGGGGTGGTTACAGGGCGGCGGCGAGGGCGAGGCGGAGCCGCAGATCCGTCGGGGTGCGCAGCTCGGCGGTGGTCGCCGGGTTCGCGCCGTATCCGACGATGGACACGTCGCCGCGGTGAATATCGAACGCGTCGATGCGGTACTCGGTGTAGTCCGGGGACCACATGCCCTTGACGATGCGGAACATGAAGGACATTTCGTCTATCAGCCCGGCGCGGATTTTCGGCACGATGTAGGACACGTCCTCATCGGCGGCGTCCAGCTCGGCGACGACACGCAACCCGTGGCCGTCCTCGGTCAGGGTGAGGGTGCCGTTGGTGGTGCGGGCAATGCGCCGCACCGAATCGTGGCCCAGCACCAGCGGCACGTCGAGGCCGTCGGTCGCCAGCGATGCCGCGGCCGCACCCACCGACACCACTTCGGTGTACGGGCCGAACGCGTCCCACATTTCGTACGGCGCCTCGTAGACGGTGGCGTAGCCGTCGAACGTGACGATCCCGTTCGTGTCCTCATCGGGGAGTGCCAGTTCCACGAGGTCGCCGGGGTCGCGGACGGTCATCCGTGACAGGAATCCGACGGTCGCGCGGGCATCGGGCAGAGGGTTGCATCGGCGTTCCCGCGGCCGGTGGCTGCGCTGGGTCACGGCGGCGGCGCGGCACTGCGCCACGGTGAGGGAATCAGTCACGGGGTCGCTCCTGTCTTAGATCCTGGGGTCGGTTTCGTCGCGCCGAACAACGTTTCGAACTGGTCGTAGTCGGCGCCGGTGAGCGGCGCCCGGTCCAGTAGTGCCCGGCCCTCGTCGGGGGTCATGATGCGCGTCGTGATCGACGACGCGATGAGCTCCACCTTCGACTTGGCGTCCATGCGCAGTAGCGCGTCGACGTTGAACTTGACGAACCGCGGAGCGGCCACCAGCCGGGCGGAAAAGGCCAGTTCGCGTCGGGTGATCGCCGGGCCCAGGTTCAGGGTGAGTAACTGTAGGTTGCGCTGGGTGACGTTGGCGTAGGTCACGGCAGATTTGGCGTCGGACGCAACATCGATGACGTCTCCGGGGACGCCGAAGAATCGGCAAATGTCCGACGACGTCGCGCGGATCGAATCCAGAAACTTGGCGTCCGATGCGGCCGACGCGGCCGGGGTGTATTCCCAGTCGGAGCCGGTGACGAAGATGTCCCGGTTTTGGGTGGCGACCCTGAACCGTTCCTTCATCGTCGCAGCGTGGTCGGCCTCGATGATCTTCGCCTTGTTTTTCAGCGTCCCGGCCGGTGATGCACCGGAGTCGAACCAGGTCAGCGCGAACTGTTGCGCACTCAGATTGTGCTGCACTGAATAGGCGGCGTAGGCGATCGGGGACAGTCCGACGGGGAGCCCTGCGACGACGAATTGGCGTTCATGCCACACGTCGGCGGTGGTGACGAGTTGCCCGCGGTGTCGGTACTCCACCGGGCCGCCAACGGTTCTGCGCACCGACCATTCTGAGGCGTCGGACAGTTCGATCTGTGCGGGCCGTCCGGCCCCGTCTCGGGCGACGATCGTACCGAACGCGTTGCCGTACCGGTCGAGGTCGAGCTGGGTCGCGTACAGCCATTCGTTCCACAGGGTTCCCGCGGCCGGATTGATCATCATCGACGGTTTCGGGACTTCCACCGAGCGGTCTTCCACGGTGCGGAACACGTCCACCGGCAGGGTGGAGATCAAGTCGGCGCGCAACCGCAGGCACGCCCACACCGCGGACACGCGCAGCGCCGATCCCGTACCGGTGGCGCCCAGACGGGACGAGTTTGGCGGCGGACGGTACGGGTCGACGAAGGCGCCGATATCCGCCGAGCGGCGGAACAGGCTCACTGGTCGCCCCGGTGCTGCCACTGGATCACGCCAGACGCTGCGGCGAATATCAACCCGG